AGTCATGCTTACAGCATAGTGAACTATTTAGACTTTTTGTCCTCTGTGTCGCTGTTTACAGATTCGATTGCCTGGTTGATTGCTTTGTTGAAGTCCTCATCAGGTACAGATGCTTTACCGGCATAGGTAAACAACAGGGTAGCCAATAAGCCTAGGACAGCACCAACAGCACCGAATGCAGCTGACTGAATGGCACTAATGCCAAAAACGTTACCTGCACCCATAAATGCGATACCTGTGGCTAATGCGAATGCAGCAACCCTAAGTGCTCTAGAGATCCAATACTTCATTTATTTTCCAATCTTAGGTAGCCATAGCAGAGGGTCCTCTACTGTGGTCTGTGCCAAGTTCTCTTGCTTACCACACATGAAATGCAGATGAGGACCTGAGGACATTCCCTTGTTTCCGACCTTGCCAATAATGTCACCTTGCTTGACTTGTTGCCCCTCAGTAACCTCAGCCTTATCCAAGTGACAGTATGCAAAGATTCTAATTTTCTCAGCTGTAACATACGTGCGAAGTTCGACAACCCAACCCAACACTTTAGATTCGTAAACGCTAACGATAGTTCCACGCCCAACAGCCTTTAGAGGTGTGCCACGTTTGACTGTGTAATCTACGCCTCGATGTGGACCTAAGCCCATAGTCTTACGCTCTGCTGAGTGTGTACCAAATAGGTCGTTGATGCTCTTAGGGTCAAGAGGATGTATCAAAGTAGACATTAGAGAGATTCTAATTCCTGTGTGTGCACCTCAATAGCAGAGACGATTACATCTATGTTGGCTTGCGCCTGTGCGATCACTTCATCGTTACCCAATGCCTGAGCAGACTTTAAGTTTAGTTCATTCTGGTAGCCCTCAAGGTTTAGAGCTTGAATGCGCTCAGTTAGCAACTGTGCTTTTACTTCTGGAGTTACGTTAAACATGGTTTCCTTATGCGTTTGCGATTGTTGTTACGGTTCCTGATGAACCTCTAAATTTTAGTGCCCCAGCCTCAACATACAAGAAACCACCCGAAGTTGGATTGGCCGATGGAGCAGTTCCATTTGTAATGGAAAGAATATTAGTTCCCGAAATTGTGGCCCCTGTGCTACCGATACGCATGCTACCAGCAGAGTTAACGCTACCATTGGCAGAAACAGAACTGCCTCCAGTAATAACCACTCCACCACCAACGAACGTTGCAGAGCCTAGAGGCCCTACGCTTGCCATTACTGTTCCAGCCGAGTTTTGCCATTCCTGCAAGTTAGACACTTGTGAGGCTTGACCTCTAATAACAGCACCAACCACGTTGGCGTTCAAAGGTCTAATGTTCGCAGTAGCAGTAAACCAAGTTGAGGTTCCAGCAAAGATTGCAGCCGAAGTTTGAATGTCCCCAGATGAGTTAATGCTTGCTAAAACCGTTCCCGAACTATTCTGCCAAGATTGCAAGTTAGCAGTCTGACCCGATGCACCCTTGATAACAAATGATCTTGTAGCACCCAAAAAGTTTAGGCTCAGATTACCAGTAGTGGTATTTGTGGTTAGGTTATATTGGTCGCTACCGGTTGCGTCAGCACCCCAACGAATACCAGCGTTCCTATTTGAACCTGCACCCACAAAAGAGATATATGCGTCATGCTGAATCGAACTATTACCTAAAAGAATGTTTGTATCAGACTGAACTCTGTTTAGAAGTTGCCCTGCTCCATTTTTCCATTCTTGCAAGTTGGCAGTTTGTCCAGATGCTCCTGTGACCATAGCCACAACTGAACCTGCAACTGTTCCTGTAATAGTCTGTGCACCTGTAAAAGCGTTAGCAGTATTTCTCTGTGCAATGTTTGTTAGATCTATACCAACAGCCTGTGTACCTGAGTTGTAGGTTATCGGAGCAGTAGCTGTAACTACACCTGTATTACCTTGAATACCCTGTGGACCCTGTGGTCCAGTAGCACCAGTTGCTCCAGTAGGTCCCTGAGGTCCAGCAACACCGACAGCACCCTGCAAGTTGATTTCCCATGAACTGTATGTTCCAGAACCGTCTTTATGTTTTAGATCTACGACTAGCGCACCAGTAGTTTTGTTGTATGAGACAACTTCACCATGCATGTGATTGCTTAGGTCATACGCCAAGATAACTGTTTGAGCAGTTGAATAGTCCAAGCCAAGGTCGTTAGTTATAGCTGTGATAGTTCCAGATGCAGCAATAGTTAGAGTCGAGCTTGATGTGGTGTGATACTTATCCCCTGGCAAGCCATCTAAACCTGTTGGACCTTGAGGACCTGTTGGACCTGTTGCACCGGTAGGACCCTGAGCACCTGTTAGCCCAGTAGGACCTTGTGACCCTTGAACACCCTGTGGACCTGTCGCACCCTGAGGACCCTGTTCACCTCGCGCAAAATAAACTCGGTTATACAAAGCATCAGGAATAACAACTTTTACGATCATTTCACTATCTCTGGAGTTACGAGGACTTGTCCTCTAGCAAGGGTCAAAACTTTATTTGTGGAACTCTGAGTCAATTCGACAGCCCACACATAATCGGTCTTTACAAGCAATGAAGTCTGTGTCGGAGTCAGGCTAAAGTTCACGCTGTTATCGGTAGTGTTCACTGTTGGAACAATGTCAATAATTGCAGCTGTGCTCGGGTTCTCTCTAATCTGTAACTTGGCTACCCAGCCAGTAAGACTAAAAGCAACACCGTCAGCATCAGTAGGATAAAAGGAACAGTCACCAGCAACACTAGGGAAAGTGCTACCAGCAAGAATCTCAAGATTGAACTGCCCATCAGTAATGGTGTACGTTTCACTCACTAGCAGGAACATCCTCAACAGGTGTCTCAACTACTGGAGCAGACTTTTCAGCCTCTAACGCAGCATAGTGATCTATACCCCATGAAGTAGTTACCTTTGGAGCCAATACAGGTTCTTTAGCCATTGTTGTTTTCCTTTACCATCTTGTCGAATGCGCTCTTTAGTCGAGTGTATTCCTTATGTAGATTCAAATACTTATCACGCCACTGGTCAAGTTCTGCCTTTAGTGTGTTTATCTCAGATTTCAGTTCACGGTTATTAGCCATCATCTCAGCTCGTAACTTTTCCTCCAGGCTAATGGATTGGAACCTACGGTTAGTTAGATACTTGAACAAACTAGACAGTCCAGTGGTTCCCACAATGGCAGACAGTATCGCAATAATCATTTCAACAGTCATTAGATACCCCTCCAGAGACCGATGTTCATTTCCCAATGTTCAGCAGTGATCACATGGTTGTGTCTAGTCATCAAATACTTTTCCTGCAAAGTCGGTAAACCTGCACTAGCAAACTCAACCTGTAACGGCTCACCCACATCTCTCAAGATAATTAGGCTAGGGAAACCAGTATCAGTTATAACTGGAACACTAATGTTAGTGATTGCTTTAGGGTTAGCAGCGTTAGCCACAGCTGAGGCCCATTGAGCGTAAGTCGATGATGGTGATACACCGTCAAAAATTACTTCAAAGTCTGCAAGTTGGCGACCGTAAGCAGTTACAGAGGAGGTATTAGTGGCAGTAGTCTTTACCCCTGTTGAACCATTAGTGACACGTACCTGGTTAGCGATGTTGTCTGAGTTGTAAGCCAGTTGCATGTTATCCATACATACGTGGCTCAAGCTTGTGCTGTGAATGTTGCTTACTGTCAATGCCGTTGAATCCCATGCAGAACCCTTTTGAGTTGCAACATCTGTCCTAGTCATAAACTCCATGTCGCCATTGCTAAACGGTGATGCCCACAGCCAACCTAACTCTGCATCCAATAAATGCTGGTAGATCGCACCACTGTTAGTTTCCTCGAAAACGTAAGACTGTTGCTGAAAAGTGCTAGAACCACCAGTCAAGAACTGGGTTACGTCATACCTAGAATCTGTTGCCTTTATCAAAGCCTCAAGTTGATTCATTACATTGATAAAAGACCTGCTAGAACCTGAACCCACAATCATCAAAGGGATGTCCGTATTCAAAGCAATGCGACCCATGTCATTAGCAGTAATGTTTACCTGCAAACTTTTAGCCTCAACTACATAGGACATATCAATGTTTTGTATAAAACCGTAAAACAGAGGGTCGTAAAAACTACCGTTCAGCCATTCAATACGAATGCGCTGGTTGCTTTGATAGTCTGGTCCATTTATAAAATCAGCCAAACTAGACTTCATCAAACGAATCTCAGCTGTACCAACACTAGGTCTAGCAAAAACTCCCTCTTGAACATCTATGCCACGATCTATCGAAACCTCAAAAGTGTCGCATTGAATACTGTTCCAGGTACCAGAGGGTTTCTCGTACTGAATACGAATGCCAGTTTTAATATCCCAAGTCATTAGCCCAGTAGATACTTTCTGCCATGTTTCTTTTCATAAGCTCTAATCGCATTGATAATGTCTGTTGCTTTTACGTTAGTGCCCTCAAGGTTGATGGTGTAACTTGCATTGCCAGCGATAGCCTGTTGAGCACCAGCTTGTGCCCCAGTGTTGTAAAGAGATCCACGCAGACTTAGGTATTCAGATAACTTGCCCGAACTGAGCAGACCCTTAGCAACAATGTTTCCCTGAGCAGGACCCATTCCCACAATTTCGTTGATGACATCCTCAGTAGCCCCAGCCTTGCGTAATTTCTGTAAGTTCCCAGCGAAACCTTTAGCAGCATCCAATAAACGCTTTAGCTTGTTGATAACGACATCTACGTTAAACACACTGGTCTCATCTTTACCAAAAGTTCCAAAAGCAAGACCAATAGCATCTCTAAAGTTTTCAGCCGTCTTTTTCATTCCAGCAATTTTGTCATCGACTGCTTTTTTAACTTTTTCTGCTACCTCAGCAATTTTCTCTGCAACTGTCGCCTGTTTAGCATTCTTTTCCATAGCTGCGTTATACATGCCCTGCAAGTAAGCACCATAAGATGTGTAACCCAATTCCATCCATTTGTCAGATTCATAAGGAATCAGGTTGGCTCTATTTTCATCTGCCCAATCATTGATAGATGTATCACCCTCAGCAGCAGTAGGGTCAAAATAATTTTCTTTTTCCTCATTGGCATTCATCCAGCCCTCAGCCAAGAACCCTAGACCTACAACTAAAGCACCAATACCAGTAGTTATAAGAGCAGTTCTAAGCAACTTGGTGGCAGTAACAGCGTTTTTAGTGAGAACAGTGTAAATCTTTACAGCACCAGACAAAACAGTCCAAGATACCTTAGCGAAAATAACGGCAGCAGTTAAAGCCTTTACAAGTGTGATGTTTTCAATTAGGAACTTGATTACGTTAGACAAAGCCTGACCAACAGCTACAAATAGACCTGCGACTTGTTGCAGACTTTTTTCACCCTCTGGACTTACAAGGAACTCATTGAATTCTTTTATTGCTGGAAGTAGAGCCTCGCCAACAGTGTCGGACATGCTATCGAAAATTAGTTGCATACGAGCAAAAGCACTAACACCAGCCTGAGCTGTGCCACCGACCTGAGTTTCAATGGCAGTAAGAATTACATTTTGAGCATCCAGCAACCTGTTGCTTTCAACTAGAGTTCTAATCTTGTCTTGCTCAGATTTAGTAAAGGTAACGCCTGACTTGCGCAAGGATGTAATTCCCTTGATTGGATCTTGTAATGCTTTACCAAGTGCTACTGCCTGGCTCTCTGCACTTCCAAAACCTGCTGCTGCAAGGTCAAGGGATGCAACTGTGGCTCTATCAAACGCACCTCCAGCAGTGTTTACTGTGGCAGTCAAAGCACTAAAAGTTGCGAGCTTAGTCTGTGTTGCTTTGATAAGGTCAGCGTCGATAGCCAGAGTCTTTTGCAGTGATTCAGCATACGCGTCTACACGCTTGGTGGCACTGCCAAAGCCCATAGAGGTTAGAACGTTGTCTAACTTGGCTGAGGCTATTTGAGCCTTCTCAAAGCCTTCTGTTGCTTTTCTAAGATACCCTGTGAGACTTGCGAAACCTAGCCCAATACCAACAGCACCAAACGCTTTGTTGAAGTTCTTGCTTACACCGTCAGCAGTGCGACCAAACTTCTTTAAAGTGTTACCGGCAACGGTGGCAGTCTTATCTAATTTATTGTTACCAATAAAATTGACAACTAGATTCTGTGCCATCAGTCGGTTCCTTTATCTCTTAGTGCATCTATCACAGCTTGGTATTCTCTCAAGGTCATCCGTTTAGCCTCAGTCAAACTAAGACCAGCATGGACAACCATGAACGCTATACGCTCGGCTGCTTTATCTGCCACTATTCTTTTGGGTCATCCTCACCTGCAAACAAAGCGTTAGCCTCAGTCATAGAGATTGAGCCAGCCTGTTCTAAAGTGAAGTTAGGATCTAGACGCTTTTTCATAACATAGATAATGGCTTTCATAGCCTTACCCTTAGCCTGACCTGCGTCTAGGATTTGGTCGATACTGTTTCCAGTGATTAGTTCAATTTGCTCAACCTCATTCAAGGTGAGTGATTCGAAGTCAAAAGTCTGGTTGGTCATTTCGTTGCTCCTGGTAGATTGTCGATTGCTTCACGCATGAGTTTTTCATACGTGTTGAATATTTCCTCTTTAGTGTAACCTAGTGCCTCGCTAAAGAATGGTTGTGGAGGAATGCCTCTGTAAGTACCAGGCTTAAGACTGCTCTTAGTCCTGTGAGATACCACAGCCCATCCCCAGTGAATAGGGTTCGCATAAACAACGGCTTTAGTACCAGCTTGAACACTCGCACCCAAAGTTGTACGCCTAGGTCTGACGCTAGATTTTAGGGCACCTGTTTTGACTGGAACTAAAGGCAAGGCTGCTCTAATCAAAACCTCGGCTGCTCGATAACCTGGATTAGTGATCACTTCACGTGACGCACCAAGTTCTTTCATAGCCTTAGTTGTTAGAGCAAGACCCTCGACAACAATTCCAGTCTCCACAGGAAACCTAACTAAACAGCTGTTTTTACAGTTAGACCGTAGTAAACAGGTGGAGTAGTTGCAGGAGTGTGAACAGCGTTCTTTACAGTCAAAGTCACAGAGAACTTTACAACCTCGCCTGAGTTCAGGCTTAGTGGTGGCAACTGGTCAAATACGACTGTACCGGTGTAGATAGGGCTTGAAGGAGTACCAACAGCGTTACCTTGTGGGGCTACTGTAAATGCAACTTCGGTTCCAAAGTTGGTCCAGAGAATACGGTACAGAGAGGTTGCGTCACCAGAGGTAACACCATCCAACTGTAACTTCCATTCGCCACCGACACGAACCTCGCAGAATGTCTGGACATCGCCAGGTGCATCGTTAAGGGTTAGTTCGACTAGGTTAGCGTCACAGCTGTATTCAACGGTTCCGATTAGGAACTTAATGTTTTGCGCTTTGATTCTTGTTGATGTAGGCATCAGTTTTTCCTTAGAGTGTTATAGATAAATCGAGGTTTAGATCAGTAGCCATGTATTCAGCGTTATTAGCAGCCAATCTATACGGAGTGTTTACCGTCTTTAGAATGACATAACCCATAGTCGCCAATGCTGAAACAGTTTGAGCAATAAGTTCATCTAGAGCCTCAGTCGCCTCCTCATTAGTAGCAGTAGATGCTACAAGAGTTAGGTTCAGTGCTAGACGGTATTCATTACCGACAGTTTCAGCAATAAGGTACGGACTACCAGCAGTGATGATAACAATAGGTGGAACAATACGTTCTGGAACATAGTCCAAAACATCCAACCCAGCATTCTGTAAGTCAAGAGCGAACTCTGCCTTAGATGCTGTTATCTCATTACTCATAGACCCGGACCTGTGAATGGCAAGAGCATTTCTCTAGCTGCGTTCATTGGATCCTTAGCAATACGGACAGTAGTACCAAGGTCAGCGAACTGGGCTACACCGTTAGGTGCAGACCTACGATGAAACAGCTCAGAGGCACATGAGAGAACAGCAGAATCTAGTACGTCAGTAGGTACGCGACCATTACCAACGAACTTGGCGACCATCTGATTAGCAGAGGCTAAACATGAATCGACAAAACTAGATACTTCTTTAGTTCCAACATACGCTCTGAACTGTTCCACCGTTACAGCCATGAGTTATTAGGCTCCAGTGTTTAGCTTGACGATTGCTCCAGCGAATGGAACAGCGAATGCTGCGTAACCGTAAACAGAGTAAGTGTCCTGCAACTTGGTTACATCGGTGTCTGATAGACGGGTAGGTGTACCAGCAGACTCGTAAGTGGTTAGAGCACTTGAGTGAGCAAGGTAAGCAGTCTTGGCGTCTAGAGCAGGGTCTACAACAATTGGTAGTCCAAGGATTGAACCTCTTAGACCAGGAATGTTGCTTGCACCGATAGTGTTTGAGCCATCGCCAACCTGAGATACAACTGGGCGACCAGAAGTGTCCACGATTGAAACTAGACGCTTGTAAGCAGTAACACCAGCAACGATGAACTCAGGTGATAGACCTGTTGCGTTGTAGATGAATGCAGCACCATCAGCGATACCACCCATGACAGCAGCAGCAGTTAGAGCTGAGAGGTCAAAGGTCTTACCTGTGAATGATAGAGCAGAGATCGCAGCAATGAAGTCCACGTTCATCTTTTTAGCGTAAGCAAGGCTCATAGCCTGGAATGCTACGTCTAGGTAGTTCACGGTTGAACGCTCAATAGCCTGCTTAGAGATGTTAGTGAAACCACCGTAAGTTGCTACTGGAACTGAAACAGTTGTTAGAGCCACGTCACCAGTAGATAGTGCTGTGTTCTCTGTGGTCTGCTTTCCAACAGCAATAGTGTTGGTGCTTACCTGAGCGTACTCAATGGTTAGACCAGTTGCTGGTAGAGCCTGAATGCTAAAAGCGTTTAGGGTTGGGCGACCTGTGTTGATTAGGTTGTTGATGTAACCAACGAATGCTGGGCGAAGTGCTGCATCTGCGCTTGTGGCACGGAACAGTTCAACTGCATCCTGATCACCTGAAACTAGAGCCTTAGCGTATTCACCCTGTGAACGGAACTTAGTCTCAAATGCGTTTGTTGCGATTGTTGGAGTCTTTACTAGCTCAAGTTCGCGACGGATTTCAGCCACTTCATCTTGAACAGCACGGACATCCAATTCCATGTTTTCAGACATGTTAATGGTTTCCTTACTTTGGATTGAATCCGTCACCAATTCAGTAACGGTTATTTCCTCGCGCACCTCAGAGACAGATGCCCCTGCGAACGCTGGAAAACTTACGAGAGATACTTCTCTCAAATCTACGAGGGTACGTGTAACTAAATCGCCCTCACGTGTTTGTTCGACAGCCATAAAGCCCACGCTGAACTTGTTGATTACGCCATCGCGCAAAAGTGTGTAAGCCTCTTGTCCTCTAGGAGTGTCAGAGATCATGGCACGAATTTCAAAACCTGCCTCAGTGTCTCTACCCTCAAGAATCTTGCCGATTGGCTCTGAGTGTTGCCAGAACAACTTGACATCCTCAACGCTACGGATTGCACCTGGTACGAACTGTTCACGGTAAACGCCACCAATGTCAGCCACTTGACCATAAGGTACAGCTAGTCCAACTACTTCTCTAGTGTCAGCCTCAAGTCTTACCTCAAAACTTCTAGTTTCTAATTCGGTCATTCTAGACCCTCTTTTCTACGTACTTCCTCGGTTGTCATAAAGCCTGCGCGAATAGCAGTCTCATACATGTCGAATCTCTTAGCCATATCTGCACGGAACAGACCCTCAAAATTGAACTCAACTCTAGTTCCCCTAGGTAGGCATTCACTTAGTGCATCGGAGATAGCGTCGGTGTAGGCGATAAGGGTATAACGATAGAACTGCTGTTCCTCATCGACCAAGTTTGAATAAGTGTCACTAGATCCATCAACACCAGTTAAAAGAACTCTTGCTGGGATACCAAACAGTCTCGCAATAGCCTGAACCTGCTGGCTTTGTACATCTGTAAACAGAGCATCTCTAGGGTTTAGTTGGACTGTCTGCCATTCAAAGCCTTGACCTAAAACAGCGACCTTGCGCTCTGATTGCTTAGTGTGCCATCTGTCAGTGATGTCGTCTGCATCCTCTTTACCAATAGGCTTATCGGTTTTTAGAATACCTGTCGGAATGCCACCGGAACTAAACCAGTTAGCAGCGAAGTTACGAAGTTCGAGAGCAGATTGAATGTCTTTGTTACAAGAGTCAATAGGACCAAGACCACGCAAATAACCAACGCGACTAAAGAGCTTTAGGTGCTGAATGTCTGTGGTAGTTGTAGCCACTGGAGTATCTGCATTGACCTGATAGTCGTAGTGCTTGACACCATTGACCAGGCGAATCGTTACAGCACTAGGTGGAATCAAAGTTAGGTTATTGACCTGACCGTTAGAGCCGTAAGACTTTAGCCAGAACGCGTTGCCATCCAAAGCCATAGAGACCACAGTCTGGAACAGGAAATCTCTTTTAGTGTCTAAGAAGTTTGGTTTGTTTACGAGAACAGGGTTTTCAATTGGCATTTCCATGCCAGTGGCATAACGAAAAGTCTGCATAGGCATCTTAGAGATTGGTGTTGCGATGATCTGAATAGACCTGTAAACAGCAGTCAAAGTTAGAGCTTGATTAGGTCCAGCACCCACGTCAGAACGGGTAGGCCAAATTGGAGTAGAACTACGAGTTTCTCGCTGACTACCCAGAAGTCTGGTAAATATATTTGCCATCTGCTTGCGAACTTATAGCACACTTACGACAAAGTCAAAATACTTGCAATCCATATTCTTGGTGTGTCGCACTAACATACAAAGCCATTACTGTCGCCATGAGAGCATCAACATCGCCTAAAGATTCTTTACGACTAATGAGCCAAGTCTCACCTGTGTATTTAGCAATGCCTTTAGGGCTTTGAAGTTGCAGTAATGGATCGTTACGATGCTTGACTACCCCAGTTGAGAACATCGCGTAAACAGTAGAACAAGCTGACGACATTTCCTTAACCCATAACGGCCAGACCGGTAAACCATCCTGCTTGAGCAACTTAGCCAAGTTAGGTAATTGTCTTTCATCAAGGGCTATGGCTTTGACACTTCCCCTGGCATACAGCTCTTTTATTTTGTTATAAAGTACACGCTCAGTAGCACCAGCATAAGTAGCGACAAGTTCCGTCTCATAAGTTCCATCCTCACATTTACGAGCACCAGCAATAGTTGCGAACTCCCAATTCTTTGTACGGTCTACGGACAAAACTACATCTTGTTGGACAGTGATTCCATCACCTGCTGCTTTAGCAAATAGGTCAGAGGCTATCCAAGAATTAGCAGTTCCAGCGATGAACTGGTTTAGACGGTAACGCCTAGCCTCATGTTCAGGAATAGACCTGATGTCAGAGAGAACTGTATTCAAGTCAAGTCTGCCAGCGTCAATAGATGGGTTAGCCATTCTAAGAGCTAGAGGTTCATCTACTTGAGACCCCTCCGGTGCTTGCCAACAAAAGAACCCAATACGCTCCAACTCTGGGTCACCCTGAGCAGCAGCCGTTCCAAGTTTGTATAGATCTATAAGTGTTTCACTTGACTGGTCGCCAGCAGTAGTAATACCGATAACCATTCCGTCTTTACGTTGAGCAGTACCCAAAACGGCAGCAGACCACATACCTGTTTTAGCGAGGTGCAACTCATCAAAGAGACAGAGGCTCATCGGAATACCTTGCAGAGCAGATTCTTTAGCAGCCTTGACATCGTATCTACCAGAGCCATCAGCAGTTAAGATTCCTCGTTGCTCAGTAGCCTTTTTGAATCGTTTAGCCAACCACTCATTTTGCTGAATAGTAAACAGCACTCGCGAATAGATGATTCGGGCTTGGTCCGTAGATGATGCCAGAGAGATAACCTGAGCACCTTGATTGTGGAGTAGTAGACCGTAAATACCAAGAATCGCACCTAACAGAGACTTACCATTCTGACGACCCATTGAGACTATGACCTGACGGTAACGCAACTGATTCGGGTATAGGGGATGAGTACCTGGATAACGCTCCAACATGTGTTTCAACAACCACTTCTGCCAAGCATCCAACTGCAAGCCATCAGGTTGCTCAGGTGACTTCCATGCGACATTGACAAGCTCTATCAACCGGTCGCCATCAGTCAAGAAGTTTTGCTGTAAAGGCTTGGTGTATATCGCTGGTAAACGAACACCGTTCCTCAGAGACTGTTTCATCTTTTAAGAATTGCCTCTAACGGATCATGTTGCGCTTGGTCGCCTAAAGACCTCTTGAGTTCAAGATAAGTTTTACGAAGTTCAGCAGCAGTCGAAGTGTTCGCTTTGTTATCAAAGTCCTCAGCTAGTGCCAGACAGATTCGGGCTAAAATCTTTTGGTCCAGTTGTAGTTCTAAACCGTTCAACCATTGTTCTAATACTTCCTTGACCATTCTGGTCCTCTCTCTCGGATAATTTACCTATTGTGTCTTAATGAAAAAACTTGCGTGGGATGAAACAGCACCCATAGAAAAAACCCTACCACCTAGGCAAGTAGATGATAGGGCTATTCTGTCTGGACTTAACTATGCATCCAGTCGGTGGAACACAGCACAGGAGGGCATCTATAGTATGCATACCTAGTACTGCAGGGTTGGTGGCTCAATGAGCAGACTATTGCCACCTATCGGAGGACCATGTGATCCTTTCCAATACTTTATCTTGTTTGAATCCGTTGCATCTGCGACACATGGACTGGAGGTTAGAGATGTCATGGTTAGGTGGGTCGCTGGCTATCATGTGGTCAATAGTCCAATCGTTACCCTCAAGGTCTTTACCACATCTAGCGCATACTGGTTCAAGTATGGTCTTAGCGTAGGCTCTAGCCTTTATCCATTCTTTACTGCTATGCCAGTCAGCCATTACTTATTGAACCA